TACTCTCCCTTGGTTTCCGACGCGTCCGACCCTGCGTCGATGCTGTCGTTGTCTTCACCTTCGTCACCGTCACCGGCGTCATCGCCCTGCAGGACGGGCAGTCCCGAGGCGTCTGTGGGCACTGGCGTGCCGTCCATGTTCCACGCGTGGGCCGGAGCGGTTGCCTCGATCAGCTCGGGCTTCGTCATGCCCGCCGTACCCTCCACCCCCAGGTGCTCGGCGTAGGCCACCCACGCGGCCTTCTTCGCCGTGTCAGAGGGGCGCTGCGACGGATCGTCACCAACACCCACCAGGTGCCACACGTCTCTCTGCAGCAGCAGCCGTTGAGCGTGCTCGGGCGACACCTCCACCACCTCGCCACGCTTGACATCGCGCCCGAGCAGGGGCACGTCCAGGTCGCCCATCGGCGACACGTTCTTGATGTTGACCATGGTGGCCTCCTAGCCAGTGACGCGCGATCGCGCGACGAATGTTCCAGCGAACTCCCACATACGGCCGATGCCGTTGGCGGCTTGCTCGCGTCCGGGAATGCTGTTGAAAGATTCCAGGCGGCACCACATGACTTTGTCGCCCAAGGTGGTGTCGCCATTGGGGCTTGATCGGCGCACGTGCTCTGCGATGCGAGACAGGTAGTTGGCGGCCGCGGTGAAGGCCTTGTCGTCGGCGTCCTGCTCGATGTCTCCGCCGCCGGGACGCCACGCATAGGTGTTGATGTCGAGCGACAAATCCCAGTCCTGTGTGCGTTGAGAACCAGAGTTGGGGGCGTCCTCACGCAAACCATCGAGCGACCCGATGAGAACCATGTCCTCCGCGGCCACACTCGGCACCGTGCGGGTGACGACTAAGAAGTCAGCCTCGGGAGTGAAGATCGTCTTGCACGCGTCGTACATCGCGGCCCGAAACGCAATGCCCGCGTCGACCGGATTCGTTGCCGCGGTCATGCGACACCAGCCGCACGTGGCACCGCCTGCAGCCACTCAAGAGCACGGTAAGGAATCGCGTACCCCATCGACGTGGTGACCGTCTGGGCGCCGTCATCCTGATACGGGATGACTCCCTGCCTGGTCTGCTGCCACGAGTGCGCGATGATCTCGAGGCACGCCATCTGTGCGGCGACGGGGACCTCGCTGGTGCCGGACGTGTAGGTCACTGAGACCTTGACTCTCGCCCCGACCTCAACCCAGACGATGCCCGCAGACTCGTCGACCACGTAGGCCGCCTCGTCCAGCACCGTGCCGTCGATCGACACCGACGCCACGTCGACGTCGTGCGTGGGCAACACCACAGCCGTCTGACCGTGAGCACTGACCTCGGACCACGTCGACTCGGCGATGAAGAGCGGCCCAGTGTGGTGCTCGACCACAGCCGACGCGGCCGCGATGTACAGCATGATCGCGTCGAACGCCGTGCCCGAGCTGTTGTTGCTCTGACGCAGGCGTTCGAGCGCACGCTCGCGGGACACGAGGAACCGTGGCGTCGTAGTCCACACGTCGAGGATGTCGACGAACGACTCGGCTGCCGTGGACCAGTGCAACAGATACCGGCCAGGCAAGGTCGGAGTGATGCTCGCGGTGTGTACCGCAGCCGTGTCGGTGACGCTCGGGGACGATCCCAACGCCGTGCCGTCCGGCTTGGTGACCGTGAGCGACGCCGTTGCGTCACTGGCAGCGCTAGTCCACTTGACTTCCGCTGGCGTGTTCACATAGTTGACGACGTCGCTCACGATTCACCTCCTACTTGGTGTCGCTGGGGTCGCCGCTGCCGGCGTCGTCCGCTGCGGCCTCGTCGTTCTCAGGAGCAGCGTCTGCTTCGGGGACCTGCTGGGCTGGCGCGGTGCGGGTCGTGGGTGCTGCGCCGCCGTACTGCTTGATCTGTGCGTCAACCTGCTTCACGCGATCCGTGAGCTTGCGGGTCACGTAGCCCGCGCGCTCAAACTTGAGCGCATCGAGGAGTTGCTGGTTCGGGTCCTTCTTGCCGCTTTCAGCGGCCGCCTTGCGGTCGACGGCCGCGGCCGCCTTCGTTGTGCGTGCCATGGTGGGTCTCCTGTGAGTGGGGGGGAAAGGTAGCGGCGGGGGCCTGGGAAGAGACCCCCGCCGCGATCCCGACTAGAAGGTCGGGGTGACGAGGCCGGTGCCGTCGATCGCCTGCACCGCACCGGTGTACCGGTTGAAGCAGGTGGCCGCGTAGCCGTAGACCACGAGGTCCACGAGCAGCTTCTTCGACTGCGCCTGCTCGGCCTTGATGAGCAGCGGCTGCGACTCGTCCAACCAGACGTGGCCCTCGTTCTTGTTGAGGACGTACACGCGGTCCTGGTCGGTGCCGACACCGAGGTTGGTGACGACGTTGTTGTCGGTGATGACCGGGTCGTCCGACGGCAGGTAGCCGCGGATCCCCGGACCGTAACCGGCACCGGTCGTGGCGCCCATTCCGGTCGCGTTGGTCATGCGACCACTGATGAACGGGTGGGTCGACAGGAACTGGTTCATCAACCAGCGCCACCGGGTGTTGTGCGTCAGCACAAGCAGCTCGGCACCCTGGTCGAGCATGACTGCCTCAACCGCGGCGGCCGCCTGCTGGATCTTCGCGTACAGCTCCTGGGCGGTCGGCGAGGCGTCGGTGTACGTGATCACCGTTGCGTTCGCGTTCAGACCCGTGGAGGCACGGTTGATCGCCTTGTTGTCCATGTCCGTGTAGTACGAACGGATCAGGTCCTCGACCGTGACGTCGAGCGCACCAGGCGCCCTGTCGATGAGCTGACGAGAGACGCTCTCCGAACCGGCGACCGTGTAGATCGGGATCGTGATCAGAGTGTCGTCGATGTCGGTCTCACTGACCGTCGCGCCCTCACTCGACTGCTCATCAGCCGACGTGCCGGTCGTGACCTTCGAGAGGTACGCCGTCATGCCGGACTCAGGCAGCGGGTGCTTGCGCAGGTTCTCGACGAGGTTCGCGCCCTTCTTGGCGTTGGGAGCCGCGTCGTCGACGAGGTACGCCGGGACAGCCCAACCGGACAGACCAGACGTGCCCACCACGCGCTCGTGCACAGGGTTGCCGGCACGCTTGCGCATGTCGAATTCCTGCTCGGTGTGGCGGCTCAGACGCTCGCGCGAGGCGATGCTGCCACTGAACGCGGAAGCGACGTCGCGCAGGAACTTGTGACCACTGGGGTCCTCGTCCTTGCGGTAGACCGGCTCCTCGCGGATGACCTGGCCGCGCTCGTTGTTGATCTCCCGCTCTTCGGGGAGTTCAGCGCCGGGCTTGTGCTCGGACGCGCGGGCCTGGGCCGCCTCGTCCTCGGCGATCTCGGCCTTGAGGTCCGCAGCGCGGGCCTCCATCGAGTCGATCTCGGCGTCGATGGTGCTGCGTCGTGCAACAGTCTCGGCAACCTTGTCTTCTTCGGGAGCATCCTGGCCGCGCAGCTGCTTGAGTTCAGCGACGACCGAGGCACGCTCCTGGAACTTCACAGAGATGCTGCGCAGCGTGGCTGCCAACAGATCTTTGGGATCCATGATGTGTCCTTTCGGGACTGGAGTAGTGGTGTGTGTCGGTGCCAGACAGCCAGGACGCCAGGCGGGAGCGCGGCGGCGCGGAGTGCGGACTTGAGTGGTGCGCCCTAGCGGTAGCGGCGCGGAGCGATGTCGGCCTCACTGATGAGGTCGACACCACGCTTTGAGGGGGCCTCAGCGGCGAGCTGGGCCGGGGGTGACGGGAGGTCTTCGGCGAGACCGGATCCGGCGGTGTACGGGTTCGCCCCGTAGCCGACGATCGCGACGTCTCCGCGGTGCAGGTCCACCTGCTCAATGTCGTACTGCAGGTAGTCAGGAGCCCACAGCCCCTTGATGATGCGGAACGCGAACGACATTTCGTCGACGAGAGAGTGGCCCGATTCATTCGGGATCAACTTCGGGACGATGTAGGCGACGTCCGAGTCGCGGGTGTCGAGGTCCGCGCCGACGTGTAGGCCGTGGTCCGTTTCCTCGAGGTGCAGGGTGCCCATGATGGTGCGGGCCATGCGGCGGATCTGGTCGTGGACGATGACGAACGGCACGTCGAGGTCGGACTGCAGAAGGGTCTGCCGGAACGCACCCGCACGCACCACCTCCTCGTAGGGCCCGTACCAGTCCCACATCTCGTAGGGCTGCTCCGTGACCGACGCATAGCCATCGAACCGGACGATGCCCGACGTCGACGGCTCCGAGAGACGGATCTCCGAGACCCGTGCAGTGACGCGAGCGCCTGACGTCGGCGCCTCCGCACACCTGCGGTGAGACGGCCGGTCAGCGAGTGCACGCACTGCTGCGGCACGCTTCTGCGCGGCGTCCTGGCTACGCTCCAAAGTGTTGGGGATCATGCTGGCGCTCCTTGAGTAGGGGGAGTCGACGGTGATGGTCCCGGCCCTGTGAGGCCGGCGCCTGCTCGGTTGGCAAGCTCGCGCAACTCTTCGGTGGAGATGACGTCAGCGGTCACGGCGAGGTACCCCATCTGCAGCAGACGGGCCACAGCGGTCGCAGCCTCGGCGGCACTGCCGGCCGACGTGGTCGGATCAAGCGGGGGCATGTTCTCGAGTTCACGGGCCTCGTTGACGGTCTTGAGCCCGCCGGCGACCTCCGCGATCAGGAGTTTTCGACGCGTGTCGGGATCCATCCGGAGCAGGCCGTCGGTGTTGAGCTTCACGAAGCCACGACCGGGCACCAGTCGAGAGAGCGCCTTCTCGCGCCGCAGGACCGCCGGTCCGAAGTGCATGATCAGGAACTGCAGGTTGCGTTGACTGATGTTCGCGTAGGTGACGGACTGACCAGACACCGCGGCGTCGATCAGATCGGCGGGCACATCGAAGAACCGGGCGATGTCAACCATCGAGTGATCCATCAACTCGAGGAACGCCACGTCCTTCACGCGAGCGCCCTGCATCTGGACGTCCCACTCCTTGCCCACAGCAGCGGGCTCGCCGTCACGCATCGACGCGGCAAGGCGACGTTGAATCTTCGCGGCCTCGGCGGCGTTGAACTCACGCGCGTTGCTCTTCATCACCATGCTCGGCATGGCGCCCCGCTCGAACCAGTCGAGGGTGAACTGCAGTGCCGACGCGTTCGCGTTGAGAGTCCTCGCGGCGTAGGCGATCGGGGAGAGCCCCAACGGGGAGCCTGCCTCCGTGTACTGACGCTCGTGCCAGATCTCGTCTGGGTTGTATTCCTTCGACCCGATTCGGTACTTCGTGATGCGGGAGCCCTTGCCCCTGATCGTGACGTCCTCAGCAGCGACCAGGTGGATCTCGCGGGGCAGGCCGTTGCCATCGCGCGCGGTGATGACACCGAGGGCGTTGCCGTAGCGATCGAGATCAAGCCGCGTCGAGTACAGCCAGTCGACGATGTCCATCGGCTGCCCCTCGCCCCAGATGTCGGGGGTGACGAGGACGTCGGGTGTCGCGATCGGGTACAGCATCGAAGAGCCCGTGTAGCGGGTGAAGCAGTCGACCGGCATGGACGACTCGAGGGAGGCCCGCAAACGCGTCGCGGCCCACACGGCAGAGCTGCGCATCGCCTCGTTCGTCGAGACGCGGCCGCCCGTCGTGGTGCTGCGGCGCGACGGCACACCCGCATCGGTCATGCTGATGCGGCGCTGGGGGAAGAGGAGACCCACGATTAGCCTCCCATCCGGTAGCCCACGTACACGGCGATTGCGCCACTGACGACGAGCCCAAGCGCGGGGAACAGCAACCAGGCACCGACCGCGATCGCGGCGAAGCCAACGAGAGCGATCGACGTGCCGAGCAGGTTCTTGGTAGGCATGCGGGTCTCCTAAGCGACGGTGTCTTCGATGGGCTGATCGATGGGCGGATCAGCGAGCCACTGATGGCGGGCGAGGGTGACGGCGTAACACGGTGAGATGTCCCCCATGCCGCGGCCGCGGAACCACACGAACCCGAGGCCGTAGGTGCGCTTCGAGACGCCGGCGAACGCTTCGTTCAGGTCGTCGTCGTCGACGAACCACGCTTTGCGGTTCACGACGTCGGAGAAGAGAGCGCCACAGGCGGCCATGACCGTCTGGATCCCGAGCGTCTCAACGTCGAAGCCCTCGTCCTCGAGGTCCTGCTTGAGCGACATGCTGGCACCGTTCGCCGCCAGGACCACCGTGTTGCCACCGAAGTCGTCACGCAGCGATCGCATGTGGTCGACCACCCAACCGGTGCCCAACTCATGAGCGACCAGCGACCACGCGATACGCCGCGACGTGTCAACCGACTTGCCTGCCACCGCGATCGACGAGTACTCCTGATCCGGAGCCACATCGACAGACCACACAGGTGGCACCTTGAAGTCGACCGGGGACGTCGGCGCCTGCCAAGCGCAGTCCCGGTACGCGAGCGTCGGGATGACAGGGTCGACCTTCTGCCCACCAGTCCAGATACCGCGATACGGGCGATCGAACTCGTCGAGGTTGGTGCGGTTCGCATCGAGTTCGGTACGGACGTCCTCGATGCGGATCGTGTGGCCCAGTGCCGGCATGAACTCGTGCCACCGCGAGGAGTCCTCACGATCGGCGTCCGGCTCCGGGTCAGACCACTCGAAATAGG